GGCATCTACCACTTCTCACCGCCCGGTATGGGGCTAGGTCGTGCAGGTATCCCAGACATCGTTGCTTGCTACAACGGCTTGTTCTTAGCCATCGAATGCAAGGCAGGCAAGGGTAAGACCACCGCGCTACAAGAGCGTGAATTAAACGCAATACGCACAGCCCAAGGGCTAGCGTTTGTTATCAACGAAGAGAACATGAACAACTTAAAGGAGTTACTGCAATGGAAGAAAATTTAAGAGACAGTTGGGCTAGTGCTATGAACAGCCTTGGTGTTTTGTCTGAAGAAAAACGTGAACACTTTGCTTTAATGCTTATCAAACTAGCTGACTGCTATGTGGACGCTGAAGCATCAGCAACAATTCTTATTCAAAAAGACGGGCAGCTTACCATGTTTAGCGCAGGTGCTACGGAACTTGAAAGTGCTTGCGTCATACAAGCGGCACATAAACTGATGACTGAGGTAGTAACGTACGATGCTCCACCCAAGGAGATGTTCAATTGACCGCACCATACGACCAGATACTGACGATTGATTTTGAAACGCGGTGGGATAAAAAAGACTACACGCTGAGTAAGATGACAACTGAGGAGTACATCCGTGATAAACGATTCAAGGCATTTGGCGTTTGCGTCCATGAGTATGGGAGTGCTGCTCCTATCAGATGGGTCAACGGACACCGACTACGTGAATACTTTTTGGGAATCAATTGGGGACGAACCGCCGTGCTTGCACATAACGCACAGTTCGATGTGGCTATCCTCGAGTGGGTCTACAACTGCAAGCCTGCCTTTATCTTTGACACCTTATCAATGGGACGCGCTCTTCGCGGCGTGGAGGTAGGCAACAGCCTAATGAAGTTGGCGCAAGACTTCGGACTTCCTCCCAAGGGTAACGCGGTACATAGCACTGATGGTTTGGATGAGATACCAGAACACATCGAGCAAGAGTTGGCGGAGTACTGCAAGCACGATGTGTACCTGTGCGAAGAAATTTTCAAGCGTTTTGTAGACGGCTATCCCAAGTCCGAACTGCGGCTTATAGACATGACGCTTAAGATGTACACGCGGCCTTTGCTGGTGCTTGATCGAGATATGCTGGTCAGCGCACTGTACGAAGAAGGGCAGATGAGGGAAGCCTTACTGACCAAGCTAGGTGTTGACGAGGCATCACTTGCGTCTAATCAGAAGTTTGCAGAGATACTCAAGACGCTAGGCGTTGTACCTCCAATGAAGATCAGCAAGACGACAGGGGAGTCAGCCCTTGCACTAGCCAAGAGCGATGCGCTCTTTCAAGCTTTACTCAATGGGGAAAACGAAGATGTGGCACTGCTGTGCGAAGCTAGGTTGAAAGTTAAATCAACTACCGAACGCACACGGGCACAACGTTTCCTTGATATCAGTATGCGAGGGGTGTTGCCTGTACCGCTATCGTACTACGGCGCAAAGTCCGGGCGCTACACAGCCAGCAAGGGCAGCGCTATCAACATGCAGAACCTCAAGCGCGGCAGCTTCTTACGCAAGGCCATCATGGCTCCGGAAGGCTATCAGCTAGTGGTTGGCGACCTGTCCCAGATCGAGCCGAGGGTGCTGGCATGGTTGTCTGACTACGAGGACTTGCTGGATGTGTTTAGATCAGGCGGCGATCCTTACGCTAGCTTTGGCGCACAGATGTTCAACATACCGGGACTGACAAAAGAAAGCCACCCTGACCTGCGGCAGTCTGCAAAGTCAGCGCTGTTGGGTGCAGGGTACGGTCTTGGCTGGGCATCGTTTGCATCGCAGTTGATGACGGGCTTTCTAGGTGCGAAGCCTGTGCGGTACGATATGCCGTTTGCTAAGAAACTGGGTGTTGACGGCGCGTATGCAAGAAACTTTGCAAAGTGGATAAACAACGAGAAACGCTTACTGGATATTCCCCGCACCTGTTCACTCAATGATCTGTTAACACACGCCCTTGCCGCAAAAGCTATCATCGACACGTACCGCAAGACAGCACACCCCGTAGTCAGCTTCTGGCAGATGTGTGAAGGGCTGATTGAGACTGCCCTGTATGAAGGAAAAGAACACACACATAAATGTCTAACCTTTGTCAAAGAGGCTATAATACTTCCTAATGGAATGCGTATTCACTACCCACACCTACGTTTTGAATTAGACGAAGAGAACCGCAAGCAGTGGGTGTACGGGTTGGATAAAGACACAACCAAGTTGTACGCAGGTAAGGTCACCAACAATGTGACGCAAGCGATTGCTAGGATTGTGATGACGGATGGTATGCTCAGGGTACATAAAAGATACCCTGTGAAGGGATCGGTGCATGACGAATTAATTTGCGTTGTGCCTGACGAAGAGGTTGTTGACGCTAAGACTTGGGTCTTGGCGCAGATGACTATGGAGCCAAGCTATTTGCCGGGGATTCCTCTGGCTGCTGACGGTGGCGCTCACCGTAGATACGGCCTAGCAAAAGGCTGACAAGGAGAAGTAAATGAAGATACCAAACACAATCAAAGTAGGAGAAAAAAAGTACACGGTGGTGACTGTCGCAGCATTGCCGAGACTACAGATGGGCAACATAACGTACGCCGAGAACGTCATACGTATAGCAGACAAGTCTAGCTACAGCGGCGCAAAGTACTCACAGGACAACAAAGGCAACGTTTTCTGGCATGAGTTGACACACGCTATCCTTTACGACATGGGACACAAACTCAAGACGGATGAAGCGTTTGTTACCGCGTTCTCTAACAGGTTGCATGCATCCATCAAGTCGGCAAGGTTTGTATGACTCTGCAAAGATGGTCACACAGCGCACTCAAAGATTACGAAGGGTGTGCTAGACGCTATCACGAGGTCAAGATACTTAAGAAGTACCCGTTCCCTTCTACGGAAGCAACGCGCTACGGGGTGCAGGTACACGAGGCGCTTGAGTTGTACATACGGGACGGCAAGCCCATACCCCCGGAGTACCAGCAATTCAAAGGCGTGGTAGACGCACTGATGGCTAAGCCCGGACGCAAGATAGCAGAGCAGCAACTGGCGCTTACAGTGGGCTTGCAACCGTGTGATTGGGATGCAAAAAATGCATGGGTACGTGGTATTGCCGATATGTTGATCATCGACGATGACGACATGACAGCGCGTGTGATTGATTGGAAGACAGGCAACAACAAGTACCCCGACAGAGACCAGCTAGTGCTTATGTCGCTCATGGTGTTCGCGCACTACCCGCACATACGCAAGGTGTACTCAGCGTTGCTGTTTATTGTGAAGAATGACATGATCAAGCTGAGCATGACGCGTGATAGCGTGGATAAACACTGGGCACGATACCGAGAACGTACTGCCAAGATAGAAGCATCGCACGTTGCCAACGTGTGGAATCCATCACAGACTCCTCTGTGTGGATGGTGCGTAGTAAAAAACTGTGAGTTCAACACTAAAAGGAATTGATATGGTAACGCGCAATTACAAGACCGAGTACAAACGCGACTTAGAAACGGGCAAGTCAGGCCCCGGTTCAGACCAGCACGAACGTCAACGTGCGCGGCGCGAGTACGACAAGAAAGGTGTCGATAGGGCAGGTAAAGATATCGACCACATCAAACCACTACGCAAGGGCGGCAAGTCCACCAAAGGCAATCTGCGGCTGCGCACCCCTAGCACCAACCAAGGCGACAACAAGTAATGCAAATAATCGATAACAAGGCGCTGCTTATACGCACGCGCCAACCGGAGAAGTACAGCATAATTCCTAAGCACAAAGTAGTTTCCTCAGACAAGGGTGTCTATGAAATTGCTGTGCATTGGGGATTAGATGAGGTGAGGGTGCTGAAGAATCTAGGCGTTAAGAACGTGCCGTCTCCCATAAGCGGTAAATACAAATGGCCGGGCAGACTTACCCCAATGGCGCATCAAATTGAGACGGCATCGTTTATGACGGTCAACCGCCGCGCATTTTGTTTTAATGATCCCGGCACGGGCAAAACGCTTGCAGCTTTGTGGGCTGCGGACTACTTGATGGAACGCAAAGAAATCAGGCGCGTCCTTGTTTTATGTCCGCTCTCTATCATGCATGCCGCATGGATGCAAGACATTACCAACAGCATCATTCATCGCAGCGCAATTGTGGCGCATCATGTGCAGTCATCTAGGCGCATTGAGATGATTCAAAAAAATTACGAGTTTGTCATCATTAATTATGATGGTTTAAATTTAATAGCAAAGGAAATTAACAACGATGGGCGCTTTGATTTAATCATTGTTGATGAGGCGACCAACTACAAAAACCCTTCTACGAATCGTTGGAAGTCTTTGGCAGCTATAGTGCGTCCCGACACGTATCTGTGGTTGATGACGGGGACACCTGCTGCACAGTCTCCTATAGACGCATACGGTTTAGCCAGACTGGTAAACCCAACAGGTGTGCCTAAGTTTCAGACAGCATGGCGCGACAAAGTAATGAACAAGATAAGCATGTTCAAGTGGTCACCAAAACCGGATGCCAAGGACACGGTATTCAATGCGTTGCAACCTGCAATCAGGTACACCAAAGAGCAGTGCCTTGATCTACCTCCGGTAGTCACAGTGACGCGAGAGGTAGCTATGACGCTACAGCAAGCCAAGTACTACAAGCTACTCAAAGAGCAGTTGCTGGTGCAAGCCGCAGGCCAAACAATAACGGCTGTGAACGCTGGTGTGGCAGTAAGCAAACTGCTACAGATATCTTGCGGAGCATCTCTTACAGACAGCAAAGAAGTTGTAGCGTTTGACTGTGCGCCGCGTTTAAACGTGTTGCTTGAGTTGTTGCAAGAGACGGACAGAAAAATAATTATTTTTGCAATGTTTCGATCTAGCATCGAAACCATTACAACTTTCTTGGACAAGCAAGGCATTGCCAATGCGCAGATTCACGGTGATGTAGTTGTGAATAAACGACATAAAATCATCAACGATTTTCAGACGACAGACGTAGTGCGCATATTGGTCATGCAGCCTCAAGCTGCGGCACACGGGATTACGCTAACAGCCGCAGACACCGTTGTGTTCTATGGCCCGTTGATGTCTGTTGAGTTGTATACGCAGGCTATAGCCCGCGCTGACCGTAAAGGTCAGACGGCTAACAAAGTCACAGTGGTACATATAGAGTCAAGCCCTATCGAAAAGAAAATGTTTAGTGCGATGAACGCAAAAGTGGACGCTCACACACTTATGGTGAGCATGTTTGAAAGTGAAATAAAAAATTAAAAACAGGTGTTTGTGTAGAAAAAGTGTGTTTATAATTGTCAAACAATAGACTTTTTAGGAGAAAGTAAATGAGTAAAAAAGAAGAAAGCGCATCCCCTGCGGTGCAAGAAGATAGTGGATTGGCCTCTGTGCCAATTGATAAGCTGGCTAAAATTTATCGCAAGATGGCGGCAAAGATTCAGGAGTTAACAACTGAATACGATACGTCAATTGCGGGAATTAAGCTACAACAGGACTCAGTGAAGGACGCGCTTAAAGAACACATGTTGTCTTTAGGTATGACCTCAGTGCGTACTGACGAGGGCACGGTGATCTTATCAGTTAAGACCCGCTATAGCACCCAAGACTGGGACTCGTTCAAGGAGTTTGTGAAGGAGCATGACGCTGTTGATCTTTTAGAGAAACGCATTGCCCAAACAAACATGGCTCAGTTCCTTGAGCAAAATCCCGGTGTAGTTCCCCCCGGCCTTAATTCCTTTTCGGAGTATGGCATTTCCGTTCGTAAACCAACCAAGTGAGAAAATATTATGAGTAACGTAGCAGTTTTTAATCCTAGCAATGTACCTGCTTTTGTTAAGCGTGGTGAGATGTCCGCAATGGCTAAAGCGCTTGCAAGCGGCGCTGATGGCGGCAAACGCATTTCGTTCAAGGGAGGTGTGTTTCGCTTAATGTCTTCGGGTAAGGAGGTAGCTACCATTGAAGAGCGCTTCCTTGATGTAGTGCTGGTAGCGGCTGCACCTAAAGTCAACCGCATCTTTTACGCAAGCAAGTACGATGGGGAGGCTTCTGCTCCTCCTGACTGCTGGTCTGCCGATGGTGAAACGCCTAGCCCTGACGCAAACAACAGACAAGCATCTTCATGCGCTTCGTGCCAGCAAAACATTGCGGGTTCTGGTAACGGCAACAGCCGTGCTTGTAGCTACCAACAGCGCACTGCCGTTGTGCTTGCCAATGATATGGGCGGCTCTGTCATGCAGCTAACGCTGGCAGCTACTAGCCTGTTCGGTAAGGAAGAGAGCGGTAACTTTCCTCTGCAAGCCTACGCACGTTGGTTGGTTGCACAGGACATCGACCCCGCTATGGTTGTGACACGTATGAAGTTCGATACAACAGCACAGTACCCCAAGCTGTTCTTTAAAACCCTGCGTTACTTGACCGAAGATGAGTACGAGATTGTTGTGCCACAGAGCACTAGCACCGATGCCATTAAAGCAATCACGTTGGCAATTACAAAGTCTGACAAGGCTGCGGTTGTGTCTGCACCCCTCGAAGGTAAGCGCCCAGTAAAAGCAGCGCCTGTGATTGAAGAAG